CCTGGTAAGTCTATCAATCGTTACATGGACTATGCGTATAGTTGGATTGGTTGGGGGCATCATGGTGCCCGCACTTCGTATGCTCATGAGTATGCTTCCAAACTGATCACGGTAGAAGTTTGAAAAAATAGAATATACAATTGAATAATAAATAGAGGGGAGTGGTTGCTACTCCTCTTTTTTTATGTTTAATTTTAACTTCGGAAAAAAGAAACCAGATAAGAAGCAAATAATCATTATAAGCCTTATACTCAGTGGTATTGTAGCAACCCTCTCACAATGCACAGGAGTGTCCCAGAATCGTCTCTGGGACCTTCTAGACGAGGTTCAGAGGACTCTGTTCCCAGGCACTGTAATCAATGATGTTCTGCTTCAAGATCCGGGAGTTGTGGACAGAAGAGTTGATCGTGATGTGGACAAAGCAATTCGTGACTATGAACGCTTGACAAGGGACTCAGATCCACCTAGAGTACCTTTGCCACGGTTGATCGAGAGGCCTCTAGATACTTCTAAGTGTTACACTGAAGAGTGTAAGAAACTTGGAGGAGAAATGAGACTCTGTGCTCCATGGCTTGACACCTGTAAAAAGGAGTGATATACTAAACAAATAAACAAATGGGTTAGTAGCTCAGATGGATAGAGCCACTCACTTCTAATGAGTTGGTCGGGGGTTCGAGTCCCTCCTAACCCGTTACCACTTGCACTGGAAAGATAAACCAAAATGCCGTGGTAAGATAGAGGCTACGTCCCTACTGTCATTCTCAGACAGAAACATTCTCATCAAAACAATCATTAGCGAGAGTGGTGTAATTGGTAGCCACGTTGCTCTTAGAAAGCAATGCTGAAAAGTGTAAGGGTTCGAGTCCCTTCTCTCGCACTTGACAATCATACTCAATTACTCTATGATTGTCTTATTGCGGAATTAGTTCAGTGGTAGAACGTCAGCCTTCCAAGCTGAATGTCAGGGGTTCAAATCCCCTATTCCGCTCTTGGAAATCGACGGGTTTCCATCCTTATAAACACCGTGGAAGACGTTCCTAAATTGTAGGTTGGTTCACCTACACATATTCCCCAATAGCACAATCGGTAGTTGCAATTGACTGTTAATCAATGGGTTCTTGGTTCGAGTCCAAGTTGGGGAGTATGGGAGATTGGCGCAGTGGTAGCGCAGCTGCTTTACACGCAGACGGTCGTTGGTTCAAATCCGACATTTCCCATCATAAATACTTCAAAAAACAATGAACGAGTTATACCAATCATTACATAAAGCACAAACAAGTCTTTTTTGTTTAATGCAAAAAACTTGGGTATATCATTGGAATGTAGTTGGTTCAGACTTTTTTCAACTTCATGATGCATTTGGTGAGCAATACACTACTATGCAAGGTGAACTTGATAGATTGACTGAGCATATGAGATATCTAAGGATGAAAGCAATTGCTCAACTTAGTAGAGTAATTGAAACTTCGGATATTGAAGATGCAACTACTAATCCAACTGATAAACTAATGGTTTCTCAGTTACTTGCTGACAATAAAAAAATTATCGATCTTCTCACTTTGGTAGTAGAAGAATCTGAAAAAACAAAGCAATATACTACATCAAATATTGCTCAAGATTTGATTGAAACTCATGGTAAATTTGTTTGGATGTTAAGGTCGTATTTAAAGGAATGAAAAATGATTTATATAAGATGCAAAGATTGTAATAGAGAAATAACAGGTCATCAAACTAAAACAGTAACTTGTGGTTGTCCAAACATGGCAACAATTCGTGGAGATAAGATATCTGCAGTTGACTTATCTCATATTATTATGTTAAACTCATTAAAAGAAAATCAGAAATCCAATGTTCTGACTTCCCAAGATATTGCTTGGCAAGAGGCAAGAAGACAACGTAAAGTTCGTAAATTGGACTTTGAAATTCGTTGACAATTTGGAAAGGTGGTCGAGTGGTTGAAGGCTCCAGTCTTGAAAACTGGCGATGTGAAAGCATCCGTGGGTTCGAATCCCACCCTTTCCGTTTAAGATAAGTTACAAATTTAACAATTTCTTCAACAGTGTTACAGTATGAACACACAAGTTGATTTTTAAAATCCTGTGACTAGTATATAGTAGTATCACAAGGATAAACCTATGGATCAACACACCTATGAGAATTGGGTGAAGATCAAGGCAACTTTTGAAGCTTCTGGTAACACCAATAATATGTTTTATTACAGAGCATGTGAGATTTTAAAAACTAAAAAAGATCCACTTGCAAAATTTCTTGGAGATGAGAAATGATGGAACCCCAGGATGAGTTTATTAGTCGGTTGGAAGTTCAAGAGATGATTGATCAAGCTATTGACAAGCATAATAAAACTGCTACAATTATATCAGCAGCAATTGGTTCTGTTCTGCTTTTCTTTTATGCCCATGGAGTTATTGCTATTATAGATAGGGTACGATGAGACATCTTGTTGGAGTATTGCTCAATAACAATTTTTTCTTATTTACTCTGTGCTATCTCTTGACAATGGTTCCAATTTTAGGTATAATGATCATACACAAAAATAAGTAACGGGGTGTAGCGCAGTTTGGTAGCGCATCTGCTTTGGGAGCAGAGGGTCGCAGGTTCGAATCCTGTCACCCCGACTCATAAAATAAGTTTTATGAAAATATTATCAAATGTAGATTGGATATGGGAAAGTGGAAAAGTATTTTCAATACTAACATTTTCGAATGGTTCTAAAGAAACTAGAATTAATGATAAACCTCCTCCAACTTGGGCTTGTCATGATATAGCACATTTTATATGCGGATTTCATGAAAATTTAGAATGGGATTATCAACTCGATCAAAATCACATTGCAGAATACAATGCAGTTTTTGTTGAACATCTTTTAACAGAGTTTTCATTTCATTATTTTCATAATTTACCTATGAATATTCATAGCATTTCTGAAAGAATTTTTGATTACATGAAATGGTTTTCTGAAGACTATTATAAGATAAAAGATAATCATCCAAGTAAAAGAAATTCTTTAGAACTTCAAGAATATTTTTTTAATAATTTGGACTTGAATATATTATCAACTCACTTTACCTCTTTTTATAATACGTGGGTCATTCAAAATATGCTTCAAACTGAAAACTTCAATATTAATATTAAGATGAGTGATAAAGAAAAAAATAAAGTAGAAGAAGTAAAATCATATTCACTTAGAATAAAAAAAATTATTCAATCATTTTCTTAAAATGGAACAGTTGCAAACATTTACGATTGAAGAGTTTCAATCTGACTTTGATAACTTAATGAATAGAGTTGAAAAAGGAGAATCATTTATCATAACAAGTGACCATGGCAATGCAGTTATGGTGCCATATAAAGAAGTGATACAAGTCTTTGAAGATTGTGGTATTGGTGAGGATATAGTGCGAATACACACAGATCATGAAGAAGGTTGTTGACAAAGAGTTTCAGGTCCTCTATAGTAGACCTGTCTATACGGGAGTATAGCTTAATGGTTAGAGCGGGCTCCTTATAAGGGCTTAGTCTGGGTTCAACTCCCAGTATTCCCATCTGCAGGTTTAGCTCTCTGGTCGAAAGCACCGAACTCATAATTCGGCTAAGGTGGGTTCGATCCCCACAACCTGCATGGGACAGATAGTTTTCTGTCCGTCTTGACTTCTCTAAGTCAAACCCTTATAATACTAAGGTCAACATTCAAAACAATGACTCTCACAGCAAAATTCAAGAAAGACGTTCAAACCCTTCGTGGTGCCGCAAATGGCGATTTCTACCTTGATGTAAAGAATCCGAAACTCTACAAAAAAGTTCGTCGGTACTATGAAAACGAAGGTGTTGTATTCTCTGGTGATCCTCTAGATGACTATGAGATGCTTATGGAATATGTTCTTGCTGATCTTGAATCAGTTGAGGTTGCATGACAACACGACTTCCCAAAGTTCTTTTGGAACGTGAAGGATATCGATTCGTAGAAGTTGGTATTCTTGAAATCAATGGTAAACCTGATTACCGTATGCAAAAACAAAACGAATACACTAAACGCTGGAATGACATTTATCTTTTTGATAATGGTCTACAATGTACTACTGCAATGGAAGACATTGAGTATGCGAAATGGTTAGATCCAGATCGTGTTCCTTGTTATGTTAAAGATGATTAATAGAGACAAATATATTTTTGTTAAAAAATGTTTGACAAAAGATCAATGCAATGAAATAATAAATTATATTGAAAATTGTCACTTAGTAAAAAGAGATAAAATTTATTATGTAAAGCATTGTTATTTTTCATCAAGTACACATCCCTTTTTAATCAATACACTAAAAGATTCAATAAATGAGTATATCAAAAAGCACTCTTTTCTAAAAAAATTATATGCTCCATGGGATATAGATGATGACTATAATCTCCAAAAATATAATCCAGGAATGTCATATTCTGGAGAACATATGGAGCATGGAAAAGATATTGATAGTAAAAGATTATTATCTTGGATGATTTATCTAAATGATGTTAAAGATGGTGGTCAAACTGTATGGCCACAGCAAAACTTTAAATCAAATGCTAGATCTGGAAAGTTAGTAATTTGGCCAGCAGCTTGGACTCATAGCCATTATGGAATAGTTTCAAATACAGAAACTAAATACATAGCTACTGGATGGTGTTCATTCATATGAAGAATGCCTTAAATAGTCACGGATGGACTTTAACAGCACTGGTCGGGAGCAAAACCCCTTATGTCTAAATATGATTTACTTCGGTGGATTGGAAATATTCTTCTCATAATAGGTTATCAAACTATGTTATGGGGAGAGTTTAAATATGGTTTAATGATAAAAGTTGTTGGGGGATTACTCACAGTACCTTTTGCTATTAAACTTAAACTTTGGGATGTATTATTCTTATGTGCATTCTTTGGTATTTCCGAGATATCAAAGTTAACCCAAATTTTCTTAGTTTCCTAAAACTAAGTGGTGGAGTCAAAATGACCCCTATGAGTTTCTTGCTTCTCTCAAGAGCAAGTGGTGCGGATGGGATCTTACTCCCGCCGAGTTTCTTGTTTTCTCGTACTCAAAACAAGTGGCGAGCCTGAGTACATAAGAGGAGTTGCATAAACTCCTCTTTTTTTGTATAATATCTTTATCGACATATGTTTGAATGAAAAATTTAGCACTAGCATTTTGTTCTATACGACCGACACAACTAAGTGAAAGTGTATGTGATGCAAGAGAAAATGAATATTATATCTGTCTTCAGCAACTTAAAAGAGTTCTTCCAAAATCATTTGATCTTGTAGTTTGTGAAAATACAATTGATTCTGAACTGCAAATTAAAAATGGTGCCCTAAGAGAATTACTTTCCCAAACTGATGTTTTATCTACTGGTTCTGATGGAAATATTGGAACAAAGAATAAAGGTTTAGGTGAGTTGTTTATGCTCAATGCCGCAGTAGATGAGTTGGATACTTCTCAATATGAAAATATTTCTTATATAACTGCTCGTAGATTTTTTACTTGTCCATATGTTTTTGAAAGAACAGAACAACTACAACAAAAAGCACTTCTTTCAAATCCAGACTTTGTTTTTTTAGATGGTAGAGTTTTGGAATCTTATAAAGGTCCATTATTCAATGATATGTTCTTTTCTATGAAATCTGATACGATGGTTGAGTATGCCAAGTATAGTGTGAATAGAGTTGATCATCTTTCGTCCAATCATATTGGATCCGAATATAATCTTTATGATTTTATTCAAGAAAATAAAATTGACTATGATTGGTTAGATTGGTTAGGACTAATTCGTAATGCTTGGGAAATTAATGGAAATACATCTGATATTTCTAACTTCCATATCTCCTAATAAATAGACCATAATTATTCTTGTGAATGAGGTAGAAATGAAAATCCGTGATACTGTATTGCCTGTTCTTCGTCCCGTTGGTGGAGAAGAAGAAATCGCATCTATTGCAGAATCAATTAAAACTGGTTGGTGGGGTAAAGGTCCTAAAGTAGCAGAATTTGAAAAAAAGTTTGCTGAGATGGTTGGCGCAAAATATGCCGTCGCAGTGACAAGTGCTACTCATGGTCAAGATCTTGTATTCAAAGCTATGGGAATTAAAGATTGTGATATCATCAATCCTACAATTTCTTTTATGACTACTGCAGTTGTTCCTCTGTGGAATAACTGTACCTCCAACATTGTAGACGTTAGACCGCATGATCTTAATATTTGTCCAGAAGATGTTCGTCGGAGTCTAAAACCAAATACAAAAGCAATTATTGCAGTCAATCATGCGGGTGTTCCTGCACCTATTGATGAAATACGTGAATTTTTTGATGGTTTTATTCTTGAGGATTGTGCTCATAGTTGCTACGTTCCTGGAGCAGGAATGAAAGGTGATGTTGCAGTATGGTCTTTCCAGGCAGTTAAAACAATGCCTTGTGGTGATGGTGGTATGATCACCACAAATGATAAAGACCTTTATGAAAAACTTGTCCCAATGACTTGGTTGGGTATCACAAGTACATACTCTAGAGTTAAGAAAGATGATGGGTTGACAGGTAGACCTGGATATTCATGGGATTATGAGGTTGATGTGCTTGGATATAAGTGCTATATGATTGATCTCATGGCAGCAATTTGTCTTGAACAGATGAAGAAACTTCCTGCCAATCTTCAATGGCGTCGGCATGTTCAGGAACGATATAACAAAGAACTTGCTGGATACATTCAAACACCAGAGTGGAGTGAGACAGTTCAATATTATTGTGCAAGAGTTGATGCAAAGCATCGTGACAATTTAATTGATTATCTTGCTGATAAAAAAATTCACACTAGTGTCCATTTCAAACCACTTCACAAATATAATGTTGTGAAGGAAATGAATCAAAGAGAATATCCTGTGGCCGATGCTGAATGGAAGAGATTGATTAGTCTTCCTTGCCATCCTGGAATGACTGAAGAAGATATTGATTATGTAATTTATTGGGTCAAGCAATATTTTAAAGATAATGATCGCATCCAAATTTATGATGATGCAATTGGATATGATGGTATTGCATTTGCACCAAGGACTAAAATTAATGAGGATGATCAATGTATTTGAAACAATATGAAATTGAGGGAACAGTAAATAACGATCAGAATCCCTGCTTTTCTAATCCAAATACTTTTCCAAACTTTCAAGAAGAACTTGAAAGTTTCAAATCATTGATGATTAAGTTGGTTGATTCCAATTCTTCTGTTACTTTTTACAAGTATGGAGATGGAGATTATTATTTTCTAAAGAAGCAATCAGTTGGAAGCGCGACTCCGGGTAAAAGAGCATTGAGCAAATCTTATGATGCAATTGGACATGAAAAATTTGTAGAGGGTGCTCAGTTATGTGACATGTACACATGTGAAATATATCCAGAAAATCGCAGTGCTTTTGTTGAAGTTATCAATCGTGAAATTGATTTTCCAGCAGAATATGGATATGGACTTGTTTCAAACAAATGGTTTTTTAAAACTTTTGCTGGAAAGATTGGGTTGATTGGTGCAGATCGTAAGATTGAAATTATTAAAAATCTTATGGAATCTGAGCAATATCAAGAATATCTTGGTTTAGAAAAGTTTGAAGATTATATCAAACTACCTCAGCAATTTGCTTGTGATGATCTTGATGCAACTGAAAAAATGGTTGCTGAGCAACTAGAGAAATCTAGTTCTAAAATCTTTTTAATGGGAATGGGGCATGTTAAGTCTGGTCTCATTCATCGACTTAAAAAGTATAGAGATGCGGTTTTCTTAGATGTTGGTTCTGCAATTGATGCTATTGCGGGAGTAATTGATATTGATCGTCCATTTTTTGGTGATTGGACAAACTATCAAATTGATGAACCAGTATTATATGAAGGTGTAGATTATCTTCAATACAATGGCAAAGGAAAAACATTAATGCTTGTTAGAAATGATTGAAGAATTTTATAAAAATAATTTGAGTTGGAATGAAAAAATTACCTCAATAATTGCAAAAAGTCATTCTAATATAGATTCTTATCTTTTGAATCGAGAACCAAAACTTTCATTTACTGAAGATGGTAAAATTGATATTGATTTAATGTATCCACCCTCTTTAGAAATCAGAACAAGTGATTCTCCATATTATGAATATTATCAATGTGTAAAAAAAGTTTTTGATTTATCTAATATTGGAAGTTTTTGTGATGTTGGATGTTCTACTGGACATCTTATTGACTTTATATCAACTTATAATAGTATTGATGTTGCTGGAATAGAATATTTTACATATCAAAAAGAACATGCCAGTTCTTCAATTAAAGACTGTATCAATATACTAGACATTAGAGATCCTTTTGATATTGATATGAAGTTTGATATTGTGAACTGTACTGAAGTTGCAGAACATGTTGATCCAAAGTATCTTCACATTTTCTTGGATAATCTGAAAAAAATTACCGGGAAATATCTTATTCTTAGTTGGAGTGATTCATATCCACCAAACGATGCTCCACCACAACATGTAAGCCCTCTTCCATTGGGTGATGTGAAACTTATTATGAGTTCTTGGGGATTTGAGTTTGAAGGAGAAAAAACAACCCTTTTCAATTCTACTGCGATGGGTTATAATAACTATTATTCATGGTGGAAAGATAATATTACTGTATGGAAGGTGAAATGAAAGTTGCATTAATCACTGGTATTACTGGACAAGATGGGTCTTATCTTGCAGAACTTCTTCTCTCTAAAGGATATGAAGTTCATGGAGTTGTTCGTAGATCATCACTGATCAATACTCATAGGATTGATCATATTTACGAAAAACTACATCTTCATTATGGAGATCTTACTGATTCAACTAATATTGTTCATGTCATTCAAAAAGTAAAACCTGATGAAATTTACAATCTTGGTGCTCAAAGTCATGTCAAAGTATCCTTTGAGATGCCTGAATACACTGCTGATGTCGATGCTATGGGAACTCTTCGTATTCTTGAGGCAGTGCGTCTTTTGGGCATGGAAAATCGTATTCGAATTTATCAAGCATCTACATCAGAGCTTTATGGTCTTGTCCAAGAAACTCCTCAAAAAGAAACAACTCCATTCTATCCTCGTTCCCCTTATGGTTGTGCCAAACTTTATGGATATTGGATAACTAAGAACTATCGTGAAGCATATGGAATGTATGCTTGCACGGGTATCTTGTTCAATCACGAATCTCCTAGACGTGGTGAAACATTTGTTACTCGCAAAATTGTACGTGGGTTAAAGGCAATTTCCGAAGGAAAACAAAATGTAATGTATCTTGGCAATCTTAATGCTCTTCGTGATTGGGGACATGCAAGAGATTATGTTGAAGCAATGTGGTTGATGCTGCAACAAGAAAAGGCAGAGGACTATGTTATTGCAACTGGTAAACAGTATTCAGTGCGACAGTTCGTTGAGAAATCTGCAAAGTATTTTGGTTTTGATATTGAATGGTATGGAAGTGGTTTGGATGAAATTGGAATAGACAAAACTACGAAGAAAACCATCGTTGCTGTAAATTCGAAATACTTTAGACCTTCTGAAGTTGAGTCATTACTTGGAGATCCTACCAAGGCAAAAAGTGAACTTGGGTGGGAACCAAAAACATCTTTTGATCAGTTAGTTGAGGAAATGTGTACTTATGAATAAAGATAGTAAAATTTATGTTGCAGGTAACACTGGTTTAGTTGGATCTTCTCTAATAAGGATATTAAAACAAAATGGATATGAAAATATCATTTCATCTCCAAGTAAACACTGGGATCTTAGAAATCAAGAAAGAGTAAATGAATTTTTCAGAGTCAATAAACCAGAGTATGTATTTCTTGCAGCTGCTAAAGTTGGTGGAGTTAAGGCAAATAATGACAATCCAGCAGATTTTATCAGAGATAACTTACAGATTCAAACAAATGTAATTGATGCTGCATATCGTCATGGAGTAACTAAACTTCTTTTCCTTGGTTCTTCTTGCATTTATCCTAAGTTTGCATCATTACCAATTTCTGAAGATCAATTACTTACTGGACCACTGGAACCAACCAATGATGCTTATGCAATTGCTAAGATTGCTGGTATTAAAATGTGTCAAGCATATAAAAAGCAATATGGATTTGATGCAATTTCAGTTATGCCTACTAATTTGTATGGTCCAAATGATAATTTTAATTTAGAGACTTCTCATGTTCTTCCTGCTTTAATCAGAAGATTTCACGAAGCTAAGGAAAGTGGTACTGATTTTGTAGAATGCTGGGGAAGTGGATCTCCAATGCGAGAATTTCTTTATGTTGATGATCTTGCAAGTGCTTGTCTCCATTTAATGAAATGCTATTCATCTTCAGATATAATTAACGTCGGTACGGGATCTGATATTACAATTAAAGAACTTACCGAAAAAATTTCAAATTTAGTTGGTTACAGTGGAAAAATTCTTTGGGACACTAACAAACCAGATGGAACTCCTAGAAAAGTTTTAAATGTTGATAAGATCAAAGAACTTGGATGGCAACCCAAAGTTGGTCTCCTAGAGGGAATTAATAGAACTTACGAATGGTATAAAAAATATGTTGTCATTTGATAGTATCGGAAATCTTGGCAGACTTGCCAATCAAATGTTTCAGTATGCCTCACTAAAAGGAATTGCTCGACATCGTGGATATGAATTTTGCATTCCACCTAAAGAAGTATTCGGTCAGATAGATTCTGTTGTTAGAAACTCTGATGGTAATATTCATGATGTATTTGATCTTTCTCACAACACAATAGGCATTACACAAAATCTAAAGTATGCGGAGAGAATGCATGAGTTTGATGAAGAGCAGTTTAATAATTGTCCAGATAACGTAGATTTATTTGGATACTATCAAACTGAAAAGTATTTCAAACATATTGAAGATGAAATTAGAAGTGACTTTACATTCAACCAAAATCTTCTAAGTGAAGTTAAGCAATTTTTTTCCGAATATTTTGGTGATAGTGAAGTAATTTCATTGCATATTCGTAGAGGGGATTATGTAACAAATCCAAATCATCCAATTCAAGGATTGGATTATTATGAAAAAGCACTTTCTTACCTTGGAGATAATCAAGTTATCATATTCAGTGATGATCCAAAGTGGTGTTCAGAGCAAGAACTATTTTCTTCTGATAGATTTTGCGTTTCTGAAAATAATACTGCTGAGTTTGATTTGTGCTTAATGTCTCTGTGTTCTTATCATATCATTGCAAATTCTTCTTATAGTTGGTGGGGTGCTTGGTTAGCAAACAGTAAGAAGGTAATTGCTCCATCTAATTGGTTTGGTGGTGATTGTGCAAGTAAGAATCCCAAAGACATGTACTGTGATGGTTGGATTGTTATATGATTAACTTATACTATGAGGAGTCTTACTGGGGTGGAAAAATGAATGGACCACATAAAGTGGTTTATAATCTAATCAGTTCACTCCAGCAGGAAAATATTCAATTTAGTATTAATGAGGAGAAATACGAACATAATTTTTTAGTTCAGTATGATCATGTTGCCCACGAAAAACATTCAAAGATAGAACTTGATACTTGTATCATTGGACCTCAAGTTTGGTTATTTGATATCTACGG